AGGTGTACCGATACAGACCCGCAGCCTTGTAGTTGATAAACCGGATACCTTGGGATTCTAGTGCAATGTAGGTGTCACCTTCCGCAGGACTACCGGGTAATGCTGCAAAGTTAAGCACCTCTACATAAGGGTCTACTGCTGGTGGGGTACCACCCCCGCCTACTGCAACACCAAAAGCGTCTACTAACAATCTAGTGTCGTTAGTCATAAACACTGGGCTGTAGATTCCAGTAGTAGCAGCTAACTCTTTCTGCTTGGCAGCGGGTACCAGTTGGCTACCGTCTGACTGATACAGTTGGGTAAGGTCCCCATCAAGGGCGTACACCTTGTACCTATGCACAAGGAGGTCATTCCTGTGCCCACCATTTGCTGCTGTTAGTTCTGACGCTCTGATAGGGTAAACGGTGGCTGGCTTAAGAATACTCTCACCTGTCACGCTACTACCGACTTCGTATATCGTTGTCATTATTGTTTAGCCCACTCTCGTAGGCTCTCCTTATCTATGTTACAAGTAGCCAAGGCTTTACGGTACTCTAGTATAGTCCATACTAAGTCTCCGTTAGTCTTGTATAGCTCTACCACCTTAGGGCAATCTCCTAGGAGTTCCTGCGGTGGCAGAACTTTTATGAATTTAGTCGTGCTGGAACACCCCGGCAAGGCCACCAGAAGGGCCGCCAAGAGCATTTTGCACATCGGGTGGTACATCGGTGTCACTCCATGATTTATTGCGCTGTAGGGCCTCTACGACCCCTTGCTGAGCCTCTGCCAATTTGCGGGCCTGTAGGGCGATTTGTGCCTGTCTGGCTACCAGCACCTTCCGGTCAATTTTTGATTGCTCTGCGGCCTGTTCTAGGGCCTCTGTAAGGCTTTTATTAGAGGCGCTCAGAACGGAATTGTTGCCGTGTTGGTAGAACAGGCCCCAGACGGACAGCCCAAGTAGGGCTACCAATGTTAAGGTAAGTCGGTTTAGCATTAGGGCCTTTAACTTTATAGTTGCCTGTAGAGCAACCAGTCTCCCAGTGCTTACGCTCGTCTGCTCTGCGTATAACTAGGCCGGGTAGTTCTCTACCACCAGCATAAGTCCACTTAGAGAATTCAGAACCAGCGCCCCAACAGTCGTTAAGGTTGATTTTCTTTAGCATGGTACTCCTAGCAAAGCTAGTTTCTCCTACGTTGAATACAAAAGATACGAGGCTATCGTACTGTTTCTGGGTTAGTGGTGTCTTAACTAGACGCTTAACAACACCCTCGGCGTGCTTAGTGTCTTGTTTGAGTAGCTCAGCGCACTCGGTCTCAGTCTTAACCTGCCCGAGTTTAGCACTAGATGTGTGCCCAGCGCATACAGTTACGATGCCAACTGGGTCAACATAGGCTACGCGCTTCATACCCTCATGCCCTACGATGCCTAAGGCACCGATAGAACTGAGGGCAAGAGCACCAGCAGCTACCCGAGATTTGAGAATCTTAGGTAGTTCCATCGTTATACGATAGCGTTGGTTACAGCAGTAGCAGTGAAGGATACTGCCAAGTTACCGGAGGAATCTTGCAAAGGCAAGGCACCTTGAGTGTAAGCAACGCTCACTGCACCTGCTACAAAGGCAGAGGCAACATCAAGGTGTACGAATGGTCCGTCTACAGTAACCTTAGTCACTGCCTTAACTTGACCTGTAATAGCAAAGTCAGTCACCGCTGGGACGAACTTAGCGCTAAGACCTTCACTATAAGTGAGAGTAACACGAGTAGGGCAGCTAGCACTGATGCTACGTGCGGCAATAGTAGGAGCAGTAACATCAAGAAAGGACGACAACGCCGTAGCACAGGCAGTGAAAAAATCAGAAAGAGGTTTGGCATTAGAGCTTTTGCCGCCGTTAACAGGAATACCTGCATTGATTTCGACAGAACTGATGGCCTTAGCTGCCTCAATACGGATACGAATACCGTTAGACAGTAGACCGGGGGAGGGGAGAGTATCAACTCGCATAATATTTCCTTTGTTTGGCGGCAGTTTCCTGCGGCACCTATGCCTTTAACGGCGACGTTTAATCATACTGGGTCTGCGATCAGGCTTATCAGTATATCGTTTGTACCCTAATGGGTCGGCTACGCTTAGCGCGTGAGCCTTAGCAGCCAAAGACGCAAGTAGTTTAGCTTGGTCAATAGCAATAGCCTCAGTGAAGTGGCGTATAGCACCCTCTACTGCGTCTAGTCTATCGTCATGTATCAATGCATTACGCGTCATACTGATCTTAGCTAGCTGGTAGAAGAAGCTGTAGGTCAGCCTATTCTGAGCAGAATGAACCATAGAAGTCTCTAGGTCATGCTGGATAGCCTCTTCCGTAACGATCAAAGCACCACGACCCATTACTGGTTCGACAGTATTGATGATACGGGCTTCCTTCTGACCTGTCACTAGGTCATCTTCAATGCCAACTGTGGGTAGATGCTTCCGCAATACTGGTGTAAACACAGCACGGAAAGCACCAAAGCCCATATTCTTCTCAATCTTAACTACGAGAGGACCTTCTGCCATAGTAGCAAATGGCTTAAGGCGTAAAGCTAGGGACTCTAACTTACTCTCATCGTATCCGCCGGGTAAACCCCCAACGCGAAGCAAGAAGACATTGCCGTTCAAGAAGCCCACTACTGCGTAGGCTGTCTCGTCGGCATTGGCACCACCGCCAGCAGGGTCGATGTAAGCTACTATAGATGTTAACTTAGCAACATCCTTACTTACATCGTGTGGAGTAGCGAGCTTATAAGCAAACTCGTGGGCAGCGTAGTCTTTAAGGGTATCCTTGGTCATACCACGAATAACACTCAAAGGGAACTGTCCACCGGGCGCTTCAATCACAGTGATACGCTCAGGCTTTAAGGGGTAGCGCAAGCTATCCATCATTGCCGTGTTAAGCATGTGCTGCAATTGGAAGTAAGCGGTACCTTGGTCACGCTCTTTCTTCTGCAAAGTCTCTTCGTCCAACAAGACGGTATCAATGGGCATACCCTGATCGCTAAGCATACCACCACCACGGGCTAACTCTGAGTTAGCATTAAGGCGAGTGGAGATTAACGGAGCAAGGGAGTTACCATAGTGCTCCATCTGCTTGGGCGTTGGGTAACGTCCGGGCCAGATACGGGTAACTACACCCCGAGCAGGTAGGCTATTATAAATGGACTCCATAGTTTGTGGAGTACCTAGCCAGATAATCCTACCTGTGCTATTGATAGACGTAAAGTCTTTAGTAAGGTGAAGGAGCTTAGCCCGTTGTGTGGGTGTAGCACTATTCTTACTAGACTCAATATCATCAGGAATAAGTAAGTCAGCGCGGCGGCCCTGCAAGTTAGCATCAATACCAACGCAGTCGATCGACGCACTCTTGTCAATACCCTTAAGGCTGTGGTGAATGTCGAAGCCCTCAACAGAGGTACGATCACCGGCGCTCTTGTCAGGGCGCATACAGCTTAGCACATCCATGTTCATAATGATACGAACAATGAGTGTGGATATGTCAGTGGCTTGATCGCCACCAGCACTTACGATAAGCACACGCCCTTTCGGGCTGTGTAATAGGTACCATACAGCGAAGGCGGCAGCAATCGTAGTCTTAGCCTGAGAGCGCTGGGCCTGTACCATAAGGTACTGTGGACCGTAGGCTATATAGCCACCGATATCCCGCTGAATGTCAGTAGTGCTAAAGCCGAGTTCATCCATCACATCCTCAAGGAATGGGACGAAATCACGATAGTGTTGCTGGACTAACTCAAGCTGCTCCCATCGAGCAGCAGCTTGGTGTACGCCTTCTCGGGCCTTCATTGCAGTTGACCCATATCAAAGCGAGAGGTATAGTCATCAGCAACACGATCAAGCATAGCCTGTGGGAGTTTCTTCTGGCGGCGAGCTTTAAGGGCATCACCTAGTTCACGAAGAGCAGCGTTATCCTCAGCGTCTGCTGTGATATTGTTGTTCTTAAGAAAGGCAATAGCAGCACCAAGCAAAGCTGGGCTAGGTCGGATGAGCTTCTCTTGATCGTCCTCAGTAATAGTGTAGCCTTTAACTTGCTCAGCTAAGGCAGTAGCAACACTCTCATGGAGGTTGCCTAAGGCAATGGTACTAGCGCTCATTACGGCGACCTTTACGTTGTCTCCACCACTTATCGCGTAAGAGGAAGAATAGTTGTAGGAGGGTGTACACTAGCGTAGCTAGCATAACCATATCGGGAAGGCCCACCCCGAAGAGGGTGAGCCCACCCACTGTAACCGGAGGACTAGCCCGTAGGGCTTCCTCAGCTAAGTTGGTGGTGGGCTCTGGTTGCATTTATTTCTCTAAGATAGACGTTGTAGTGATAACGCGCAAAATGGCTACGATAGCCGCAATCACTTGCAAAGCAATCATCTGCTGAATTGGCGTAAGGTTAAACGCGCCGATGT